GTGGATCAACTCTACGTGGTTCCTCTCTACGTCTTACTGGATATCCTCCACCAATTACTCTATTCTGATTGGCTAGTGGTAGTGGTCTTGGATTTGGATCCGGTCTAGCATTTCTTCTATTATTCTGTGCTGGAGGCATGAATTGTCTTATTGGGCCATTTTGTAGAGGTAGTTTTCCTACAGGATATCCTCTATCTTCAAACTTCTTCTCACCTCTTCTGGTTACTCGCTTAGAAGCTTCTGGATGTTGTGTTGCAACTAATGTTGCACCATGCTTCCAAAGTTGTAGACCACCTTTGTTATAGAATCCATAATCTGGATCATTTGGACTAATAACGTCAATAACGTTACTCTTACCCTTCTTAGCAGCCTGTCTTGCTTTCTTAGATGTATCTACTACTTTAATAGTACCATCAACTTCCTGTTTGACTTTAATCTTAGTTGATTTATCTTTACCACCAGTTGGTCTAACTGGTTTACCACTTCCTGGATAATTTCTTGGTGGTTTTGGATATCCAGCTGCTTTGAAAGCTCTATTAGCTGCTTTTCTTCCACCATTTCTCTTAATTTTATCAAATGTTAATAATGCAGTTTCACCCTTTCTTCTTCCTCTCTTATAAGTGTATGGTACATACCATACTGGAAGAGCTCTTCCTTTTTTATCGAAGACATAAGTAACCTTAGCAACTTTTTTCTGTTCTTCGGTAAGAGTTTCTGGATTAACAACTCTAACAACTTCTGTTTCTCCACCAGGTCCAACTGCAACTTCTCCAACGTTAGGATCATCATCTGTACCTTCTCGATCTGGTGGTGTTACTGGTGGAATAACAATTGGTGGATCTGGCTCATCATCATCACCACCGCCACCGCCACCAGGTGGTGGAGTAGGAATTTCTGGTTGTGGTTCTGGTTCAATAGTTGGCGGTGGAGGCGGCTTAATATTACCAACAATTGCAGTGGAAACAACAAACGGTTCGCCAATTTCAATAGCTGGTTTAGTTTCTGTTACTGTAGCAGTGACTACTTGAACATTTCTAACTGATAGTACATTTTCTTGAGTTGTTCTAACTTGACCTTCTGCATGGAATTTTTCTTCAGCTCCACATGTTGGAATTCCACCAATTGTTACATTATCTGCTTGACTTGTTAATCTAAAAATCTTAGTACCAGTTTCAAACTTTGGATTACTTGGTACATTTGAATTGGGGACATGGAAAGATCCCGCAACTTCACCAACATAATCGGTTATAAGTCTTATATCAGTGACCGTTGCTCTAGCTCCACTAGTTTGTCCAACTAAGGTCATACCTACAGTTACGTAACCATAATAATCACCCTGTGGTTGATTTGAAAGTGAGAATGTATCAACGTTTAATATTCTGGAAGTAGTCGAATATGATGTTGGAACTAATTCGGAATTTCTATATGGATTAGTTGAATAGAAATTAGTTGGTACATTAAATGGACCAGATTTATGATTTGGTGCTGCTACTCTAAATTGAATATATGGATTTTCAACTCCACCAACAACAGCACCATTTCCAGCAGCTGGAGTTTTTATTTGTAATGATTTTACGGTTTCTCCAACTTGGAAAACTCCAGAAACCATTTGAATTTCTAAAAGTTTTGGAATACAGTAATTTGATACTGCTATCTTATCAAAGAATGGATATACTCTTGTAAGTGGTTTTAATTTTTTAGCAATAAATTCAATGTTTCTAGACCTCATTGTTTTAACGAAGTCTGTACTTATTATTCCTGCACCTAAAGAAACTTTATTAAATGCTTCAATTTCCTTTTCAGCAAATCCTTGCTTAACAGATGTTCCAGTCTTTTTAGTTGCTGCTAATGTTTCTCTAACAATATCATACCCTTGAAGAGTATCTTTAGTTCCTTTTGGAATCTGTTCACTTCCAGTCCAAGTGGTTTCCCAAGCATTCCAAAATACGGGACCAAATCCAGATTGCTGGTTAAATTGTTCTTTTGTTAATTGTGCTTGCGTCTTAGTATATTTTCCTTGAATATCTACAACATTTGGTTCTAATTTTACTTGGTCTACCCATGTATCAGATGTTGGAATTAATTCAATGTTTCCTGCATAATAAACATCTGCATAAGAAGCTACTGGAACAACATCAGTTGCATAACGCTGTGAAATTTCTACAACTTCATCATAATCCAGAGTTATTACATTTCCGGATTTTTTAACATTTTGTCCTATTAAATTTGTATCAAATCTATAGTCTAAGTTAATTGGACTTGTTATATCAGTACCAATTCCAATTGATGAAAATGTACCTAGTAGTAAATCTAGTTCTGTAGTGAAAGGTGCTGCTCTTAATTCTCCGGTTTTAACATCTATGCAATTTTTTACACTAGTAACTTTTAATTGTGTTGCAGCACTCTCAAAATTATCTACAAAAAATCCAGATTTAAATCTATTCAGTCCATTAGAATCTCCAATGAATAGATTTGAAGTATCTGATTCTAGTAATGATAGTGATGTATAATACTCTAGGTTCTTTATTCTATCTTCAAGTTTTTTGATATCTTGCATTTGATATCTTTTATATTCAGCCAATGTTACATTGGCCAAACTTACATCAGGTAAATATGCGGGTAAAGAAATTGTCGCAATTTCTATTGCATCAGATTTACCTGTTGGTAAAGTTGGGTTTTCTGCAGGTTCGCCTTTAACTAAATGGAACTGTCCTGTTCTGTCTAAGAAAATTCTATCAATTCTTGGTAGATAATACGAATAATCTAAAGTTATTAGTTCATCTGATGCTAAAATATGTTCAGATGAGTTATTTGATGCATCAAAAGATCTTCCAAAAAATTCAAATGGAGATCTCTTACCTGTAGATACTACATATGGATCAACTCTTGGTCTAATATCAAGAATATCTGCGTTACTAACTCCATCTATTTTTGGAATATCTGTATAATCATAATTCTGATAAGAATTTACAGTAGTAATGTCTGCATTATCAGAATCACGATATGAAGCATATTCAAAAACGATTTTTAGTTTTTTGGTAGGAGGTGGAGCAGATTGATTTCGTACTATTCTAGAATAATCGTATATTGTGTTTCTATAACCAGAATCTAATGTATATTTTGAAGTTATATCTAAATCAGAACCTATTAATTCGACAATATCAGCTTTTACACGACTTTCTCTAAATTGAACCTTTTCACCGACTCTAAAAGTTGCTGTGTTTAAGTATGCAAATTCTACAGTTAAAGCATCTGAGACTTTTACGAAAATACCTACAGCACCACTGCTTTCTCCAACAATTTCTTCACCAACAATTAAATCTGCAGTTGTTGATGATGTCCCGTCTAGATTTAATAATCTTAATTTTCTTAAATCTGGTTCTAAAATATTATCAGATTCATATACCCCAAGTATCTTAGTTACATCTGGATAATTTAAACTTATTTCCTCATCTTGTACTCTAGTTCCATATGGATAATTACCATATGTTAATCCATCATTTAAAGTTGTAGTTCCTATTCCAGAACCAACATCTCTTGACTTATCTACAATTATAGATGCTACTTTATTTCTTATTTTAATTTTGTTTCTAACGTTTGTTTTTTCTAGTGTTGCTACTAAAACTCCAGTTGTGTTAGAACCCAAACCTAAAATAGTTAGTTCTTTAAATCCATTTCCAAAAGCAAATTTATCTTCTGTTAAAGTTTCAAAAGTACCATCATCTCTTGTTAAGATATACCTACCAGCATCAAATGGTAAAAACTTAAAATCTGTACCAGATGATACTAAATTGGTTACTCCGCCAGTTATAGTAATTGGATAAGTTTTTCTTACAATTAGTGTTGAGTTTGTTAAACCAACGGTGGATATATATTTTTTGGGTAATAGTGTATATAATGTATTATCAGTTGATCTTTGTAAAGCTGGCGCTATTTTTCTAAAGTCACTTGGAGTTATTTGGGATGCAGGTAATGCACCTTCATTTATTCCAGTTACTGTTGCTACGCCAACAATGTTTATAGCCTGAACTGATACTTCTGTTACCTTTGAATATACTATTGTCGTTGATGATGGATTTGAATATGCGCAAATATCACCAACATTAAATACTTTATTCAAATCTACAGTGGTTGAGGTTACTGTAGAAACCCCTGCCGATGCTGGACTAATGGTTACTTGTCCAACTAAGGTATTTGAATATAATTTTGTATCTGCGCAAAAATAAGTCGCATTAGAGTTTACACCATAAAGTGATTTAACATCTGATGTTGAATATTCTTTTACTACTCTAGTTACCCTTGGATTCTCTACTCCATTGAAAAATAATTTCTCACCAATACTGAATCTACCACTAATGTTGTAAGCTGTTAAAATTCCAGAATTAGTTGTAGAGTATCTTAAGTGAGCTGTAGCGCCACTGGACTTTCCTTTAATGCTCGTTGGTATTGGTAAAGATATTGGTTCGTTTAATGTTAGTTCTGTATATGGTTGAACATCATATAATGATACATCCCACTCATTAAGATTAGCGTTTGTTGCATTATAACTTCCGGTTTCTAATTCATAATCATATACTCTAGCAACACCAATCTCCTTTCCAGGGGCTAAAGTTTGATCAGATGCACTTCTAGAATCTCTTAAAGATACGTAAAAACTAGTAGTTATTCCTAGGGTTGGGTAACCATAAACTCTATTAACTACAAAAGTTGGTCCAGTAAGATAAGTTATACTTTGTTCGGTTAGATCTTTGGTTGTTCTTGGTTTTTGAAAGTCTAGAATAGATGGAGCTACTGTTTCAACTTCATATCCTTGTATATAAGCTTTTAATGGTGATATTGAATATACACCAAGAGAATCCGATGGAGTTTGTCCTAATAAAGTTGATTGACCTTCATTGAAAAGTCCATTATTACCTTTTCTATTATTAAGGGAATTTCTTACAGTTAGTGACGGTGGTTTTACATAGAAATTACCAGCCTGATCAAAAGTTCTTCTCGCAAGTTCATCTGCTAATCTAGTATACTCTGTAGTTCTGTTTTGATTCTGAAGAACTCCAGATCTAACCTCTAAGATTTGTACGAAATTTTTAAGATCTTTCTTCTCGTTAACGTCTAATTTTACTAATTCAATTTCTATTTGAAGTCTATCAGCACCAGGAGCTGTAAAATTAGGATACCCCTGAGCATTATCAAGCAAATCATCATTTTCTGCAAACGTATCTATAGACTCATAGATATAAAATCCAACTTTATATGATGGTTGTGTGCTATACTGATCTAATAATAAAGTTTTTGCTGGAGCTTCAACGAAATGACCTCTAACATAATAAGTTCCAGCATTAAGAATAACTGCAGAACCCATTGCATTTGGGTTTGATGCAATACATTTTGCAAATCCAGATCTTCTGGGTACTACTATAAGATTATCTAAACTTTCTACAAGTCCATCTGGACTATCTCCAGGATCACGATCTAATGCAGATCCTGTTTGAAATCCAGATTCTGATAGTAGATCTTCTCCAGGAATGAATCCTGTAAATCTTGATGAAGTGGAATTTGACGAAAGATATGAAAGATAAAAAGTATCATATCCTCTTTCAGAAGAGGAAGCTGGTAAAAATGCTTCAACTCTAGCTCTAACTCCACTTTTAGATCCAATAATAACAGTATCTAATAACTCAGCTGCATATTCTATTAAACTTCTACTATTATAAGAATCTTCTACCTGAACACATGCAAAATTATTAATATAATTAACTTGCCCACCACTAATTGCTGTTCCTTCTTTGAAGAAATGACTAGCAAATTGTTCAATTTGGTTTTGTAATATTGACTGTAAAGTTGTTAATTCTCTTGCCTGAACAGGATATCCAGGTTTAAAAAGAACCCTATAATAATCTTCTGTTCTATCAAAGTCGTCAAAATAGGGAGCAACGTTTAAATTAGTTTCCTGTGGCATGGCTTATTAGAATTGCAAAACAACCTTAATGTCTTCTTTTTGACTCTTAGACCTTGTAATTGATGGTCTATTATCAACATAAATTATGTTTCCCGAATATTTTTGAACTTCAGGATTTGATACTCCTTCAAAAAAATTCTGTCCAAGATTATATGTGTTATTATTTATAGTGGTTGTTATACCTGTGAAATTGTTATCAATTGATAATGGAATTGATCCACCGGATATCGTTAAACTTCCACCTGTTTCAAAATCAGATGTAAATCTGTGTATTTTATAACCATATTGTGGAGTTCTTTGCGTTCCATCTGTATTAAATCCAACTGTAGCTTTGTCCTGCCAGTATTTTAATACGCCCGTTTCTCTATCATACGAAACAACTCTTCCAACAGCAGTGCTTCCGAGACCAACAGTTTGAGTAATAAAGGAGTCAAATTCAAAAGAAGCTGAACTGTATCCAATTCCGGATAATTTCAATGCATATAAAGAACTTACTTTATCTGCTGTTAATAACGATGTATTTGACCCAAACTGCGTTGGATTTTGTACAATACCTATTCTAGAAACTTGGTTTCCAACAATAAAGTCTGGGTTTGATGTATCGTTCTCTATTCTTGTATACAAAAGAACATTAGTAGATCCCAATTCTCTATAAATGTTAAAACCATGACCACCAACTGGTGGAATAATCACATCAAATTGTGGAGGAATTGTTGCGGAGGCTAATGATGTTTTAGAAATATCAACCCTACCATGAGTATAACCTTGACCACCAGAAGCAATTGTTATTGTATCTACTTTAGAATCGTTGTTAATAACAATAGTTGCAGTTGCTCCATCGCCATCTCCCATGATTGGAACATCTGTGAAAGTAATTCCACCAGTTCCTAATCCAACACCTCTATTTTTTATAGTTATAATTTTTATTTGCCCACTACTTTCAGCATTATCTTTTATTGGTGCATGAATTGCACTTGTATCCCAATCTCTAGGGACAGGAATAAAATTAATCGAGTCAAATTTAACAATATCTGCCGGTTTAATAGTAAACAAATATTTCCATATATAACCATCCCCACTATCTCCAGCGAGTTGAGGTTCTAAATCTGTAAATAATGGCTCATCCAATGATGGTTTACCATTTGGCGTCTCTGGAGTAGTACCATTTTGTAAACATATATAAACTCTATAATCAGAGTTCATAACATAAAAATTTGAAGAATATAAACTAGTAGCATTTGATGGTCTAGCTAAATTCGTTCTGCTAATATCATGACGATACATGTCGTAAGTAGTTCCAGATGTCCAGGTTATCTTACGTATTACTTGTCTTATGTCTCCAGCTGGAATTTTTTTAAGAGCAATCATGGTATCCCAATAATCAAATTCCTGCTCAAAAGAATCTTTTGGCGCAGGAGGTGAAGAATCCCACGTTGAGGAAACATCACTAGGATTTGGTAGTCCTATAAATGCATAAAAAGAATTATTTTCCGTATCGTCGGCAAGACTCAAAAAATTTTGTGCATTAAGAATTCTAATTTGATCAGTTATAATAGCAGACATTTTTGTATCTTTTCTAATTATTTATGAGAGGTAATTTCGATACTTTAGAGAATTTGTTCTTCTAATTATTGGAGAAGTTGAAATACCAACTAATCCATTATCTCTATATATTGAATATTCTTCTGGGTATGGTCTAGTTACATTTGTTAGTTTTCCGTAAGAATATTCTCCAAAGAAAGATCTAGTTAAGAAAGAAGTTATTCCAATATTATTAAGATCTTCAACTACCGTAACAACTTTAGTATGATCTTCTATTATTAGAGTAGCACCAATAGCAACTGTGGTTGATCTTCCTAATCCAACTGAGAAAGAACCATATCTCGTAAGACTTGCAATAAAATCGTCAACTAAAACAGTGTATGGGATATCAGTGATCAAATCGTAAACTTGATACACATTATTAATGTATTGATTTCCTGTTACGAGTGGAGATCCATCTAATTCTAAGGAAGTTATTCCATATCCGATATTAGTATCTTTAATAATGAAGAAATCTCCTGTAGAAATTCCACTATATACGATTGGTTCTTCAACAATAGATGGGTCTTTAAGTGGTGAGTTTTCCGGAATCGTAAATTCAAATACTAATCCAACTGAAGAAACTCCAATTGCTGTCGTTCCAATTCCAGTTAATAATCCAAAATCTCCAGTATATTCAGCTTTATATGCTACTTCTCCAGAAGGAACTGGTGGAGAAACCAAAACTAATGGAGGTGATGCTTGACTATATCCAGATCCACCATCTGTTATACCAATGGAAGTAACTCTCCCACTAGAAATTGCTGCTATCGCTAAAGCAGTTGTTCCAGAACCTATTGGATTTGCAATAGTAACTGTTGGTATTGTTGAATATCCAAACCCACCATCAATTAATGATATTGCAGTAACAATTCCAGAAGAATTTACGGAAGCAACAGCCAAACATTCCCTTGTTTCATCTTGAGTTACAATATCTATAGTGCTGATATACTTTTGAGTTGTATTTTCTTTTTTATTATCAAAGAATGTTTTTACACTTTCGACATATATTGTTGTTGATGCTGTTCCAACATCGTAAATTATGTTTGTTAGTGGATTAATCTGAGCTTCATAAAGATCTCTGTCCTTTGTAATGGTTATACCATCTACAATAATATCAGTTGATTGCTTGCACCAATTAACTGGTCTGGATAAAAATGGATTTGCAGATATTCCACGACCACCATATAAAAATGTATCAACCGAATCTGTAGAAGTTATATCTTTTACAGATCTATCATCTTGATCTTCAATTGGAACATCACTATGTACTTTTACAATATCACCAGATTTAACTGTCTCTAAAATATCAACTTCTTCAACATCGACACTTCCAGTTCCTTTGTAGAAAAGAATCTTACACTTGTCGCCAGAATTTGGTGGTTCACTAAACCTAATAACACTTCCACCTTTGAATATGTACCCTTGACCAGGAACCTGAAGAATATCATTGATAAAGATTAATAATGTCGATTGTACATCAATTAATGATCCTGTAGCTGCTTTAATTGATTTTCTTATTCCATCAAATTTTATTGGGAATCTGGTTGTAACTCCATCAAATAGATTGCTTATATCATCAATAACTTGAAGATCTCCAATTGTCCATCCAGTAAACTCATCAGTATCTGTCTTAGTTACAGTTATTTCAAAATTCTCAAAATATTGAGTAGTTGGTAATGATAAAGTTGGTTGCGAATAAGGGGATTGTACAGTTGGAGTATATGCAGTTCCCAATCCAATGATTGTTGTAATAATACCAACATAGTTTGAAATTGCAGAAACGACATCAGAGCAGCAATTTGAACTATATGCTGATGGATTGCATGGATCATCATAATCAATTGAAAGATCTTTTACTTGAGTTACAGAACTAATTGTTGGTTGATAAGAAGTCGGAACAGTTATATTATTAACAATATAAGACGATATTCCAGCAATATATTCGTATGCAGCTATAGTTTCTGTTGATTCTCCAGAAACGTAACTAGTTCCAGCATTCCAGTATGATAGACCAGACTGTACTGAATAATAATTACCTCCAAACGCTAAGTCTTTTGCAATCGCATCAACAATATATCCAATGTCTCTCTTGCATACTGTTTCATCATAATCTGGATTTGATAATATGGATGGATATGTTGTAGTAACAAATCCAATAGTCTCATTTTTAATATATTCCTTGTTAACTGCTATTAGATTTCCACCATCGATAAATCTTCCTCTATATTCTCTAGGAATTCCAGTTGTTCCACCAACGGATACCGTAAGAACATTGTTAATTTCATATCCATGACCAATATTTGTAAAGTTAAAATCAATAACACTGGATCCTTGTCCAACTACCACATCAACTCTAGCTTTCACTCCAGTGGTTCTACCAATAGAAGTTGGTGCATATTCCAGTTCTATATTAGAATATGAAAGTGGACTATCAAATACAACCAAAGGTGGATTTGAATGTGTGTATCCAGAACCTGGATTTATAATAGATACACTTTGAACTCTTCCATTACTAATTGAAGCTAAACCAATATGAGTTGTTATTCCGCTTGAGTCTGTACTTGCAGTTTGCAATCCAACATACACGGTTTGAATTCCAGATCTATATCCAGAACCAACATTTGTGATGTTTATTGATGATATAGTTCCGGCAGACGATACAATTGCTGTTCCAGCTGCAGATACTAGTGGTTGATAACCAAATCCTCTTGTAGATGCAACTGATACAATTCTTCCGCCAGTTGGAAGACCTCTTGTTAAGACATCATTACCAGAATATTCATTATCCTCAAATAAGATTTGAGTTTTTTCTAAAATTTCATCTTCCTCTAAGAAATAGTTTCCAGCAATAGTTACTACGTTACCTAGAACTCTAGGTGATTGGAAAATGTCCTTTACTGTAATAATTGCATTACTATCTACAATTCCAGTAACATCAGATCCATCAACAGTTAATGTAAATGAACTTGTAAATCCAGTAA